CAGGGGGAAGCACTGCCCGAGCCCTAAGCCAAAAGGCAAAAGCCTTTTCCCATTACTGGGATTGTGGAACGACCTTAAAACCCGCAGCTTTCGCTGCTACTGCTCTGAAAACCAACCCCGATAAATCGGTCTTGGAGAACAGGGAAGTACGAAGGTTAGCGGTCACCACGACTAGTGCTTTACGGCCAGGCCCAGTTTCCCCCAAAGGTAGGAAGTCCTACATGGCTGCCTTATCAGCAGCCACCCATCGGCGTTTAATTGTGACAGCGCCGTGCTGTGCGGTTCTCTCCAAATGGAGCGGATCCATAGCCGTTTCACGATCTATAAGATCAATAAAACGATCCGTAGGTCGGCCCATTCGAGTCTTGTAGAACTCAGGCTCTTGTTTGTTGCCTAAGCGAACTAGACTTTTTTGGAGCGCTGCGTAACCCTCCAGTGGATCAGTGCGATACACTGGAGCTGGAACCCAACACCTTATCTCAAGGCGTTGGTATTCATCGTTCCACCTCTTACGGGGTGGTTTAAGATGATACCAGTGGAAGTTACGACCAAGGGCGGGAGAGGTATCCGAGACAGATGGTAATTCACCTAAAAGTCTCTCGAGCTTTTCAAAGGCTCGTAAGGAGGAACGGATATATCCACGTTTATAAAAGTGGTTTGCCGTCTCTACCCAGGAAAGTATCTCACGCACTTGCCGCCTGTGATTGGGGAACTTCGTCCCGACGTAAACAGGTGTTACCTGTTCACCTAGGAACGCGTCCACTCCGCAAGATTCTCTAAAGTTTCCACTGTAGAAAGTCTTACGGTCATTTGGTCTACAATTGTATTTGCGTAGCCAATCAATCACAGCAGTCGCTACGTCCGAGGGGACAATTAAATCGTCACCATAGACGTAGACGCTACGAGAAACCAAATAACAGTTTCTGTAGCTTACAGGAAGGTTGTGAATCTCAAGCAAGGCCACTACACATACCGTGTAGAAATACATGGCCTCAATTGGGAAACACAGAGCGGAACCCATACTCGCAAATTTGTTTAATGGGCCAATTTTAGTCCCATCTGGCATTTCTGCGTGCGTCGAACGACATGCGACAATAAAATCCCTTAATTCAGGATTCCATTGAAGCATCTCAAGAACGAGGTCAAGAGGAACTCTATCACTAGCGTCCTTAAGATCTATCGTTGCTAATAGACCGTCTTTCGACGACTTCATCGCTAAGCTCTGGTTCACAGTCTGGTCTTTGAAATTAACATGGCCAGCTGTCATCCGGTTTGATTCGATACGCGAGTATAACTCGCGGCGAATCCCTTGCTGTGCAAATTGCATACAGCAGGGCTCTATTGCGATGATTCTGGGTCCTTTGAGAGTTTTCGGAACTGGAGTAACCCTAACGGGTTGCTCATCTTCCGAAGCAATGATCGAGACATCCTCGAGCACACTCTCACGAGCAGGGTCTTCCACGATAGATATCGGGAAAGCCCCACCAATGAGAGGAAGATAAGGCTCGAGACGATCATGCCACCTCCGCCAATTGAATTTCTGATTACCAGAAACTCGCTCGGCGGTGGCGCCGGGTCCATGCCGAGGAAGTATCGTGTCCAAGCGTATAGAACGCAGGATACGACTCCAAAGCATAAGAGAAACGTCGACAAATAAGCGGCGTTCCTCTCCCGACACCTCGAACATCTCAAAGGATCGCTCAACAGCGATGAAATTCTCCAAGGCTTCTGCCTCCCGTTCAGGAGTGCAGGAAAGTTCGACCTTTTTGAAAGCGAGGCAAATTTGCCTGATGCTAGCAACAAGGCGAGCGATAGCAATTGGGGAATTAGATATTTCAACATCGTTAATCCTTCCTGTCTCTTTGTCAAAAATGCGACTGGTCATACCTTGCAGAAATGCAGGGATTGACCCATTCTTCCTGAAACATCGGAAGAATGTTGAGTCGACCTTTTCCTCACTCAGAGATCTTTCAAAATCTGAGCAAAAGGAAGGTAGGGTAATCGTTAAAAACGAGATGCCCTCA